TCAGCCAACGCTGATTCCGCATCACTGACGCCGCGACTCCGGAGGTAGTTGAGCGCGCCCGCACGGTCGCCGGTGACGCCGGCCTGCGCAATGCGCGCCTCGAGGTCGCGTCGGAACACGGCGCCGGGATCCTCCGCGGGCGCTGCGCCCGGGCCCATCATCAAGCCGCCGCCGGGCGAGCGCTGAGAGGCGAGGAGTTCGTCGCGGAACCGCTGGTACTCGTCCGGGCCGCCGACGAAGCCCTGGGAGGCGTTCGGCAGCACGAGGCCACCCCCTGGCGAGCGCTGCTCGTTCAGGAGGTCAGCGCGGAGACGCTGGTATTCCTCCTCGCCGCCAACGATGCTGGCACGGTCTCCCGAGGACAGCGGGATCGCCCCATTCGCGGTGCGGACGGGCTCGCCGAACGCCCGGGACTGCTCGTTGAAAAGCGTGGTTGCAGCGAGGCGGTTCTGATCGGCAGCGGCCTGCGCGACGTCAAGTGCGATCTGGGCTCTGAGTTGCCGCTCGACCTGAGCCGCCATCGCCATCGCCTTCGCCACATCCGAGTCGGACGGCCCGGAGCCCTTCGCCGCGGCCGCCGCCTCGATCCAACGGTCGCGCAGACTCGTCACCGTCGCGAGCAGCGTGTCCGTCTTCGCCGCCTCCACATCGGAGACGCCCGCGTCGGACTGAATGCCCCGGATCTCGATGATCTTGCTACGGATGTCGCTGTACGTCCGCGAAAGAGCCTCAGCCCGGGCAGCGCCGGCCGAGTCGGGCGTGATCCCGCGCACCGCGACGGCGGCCTCGAGCGCATCGTCGCGAATGTCCTTGACCTCCTGGTCGATCACCTTCAGGTCGACGGCGACGTTCTTCAGATCGCCGGAGCCGACCGAGTCGAGCGCGACCTTCAGACCAGCAAGGTCGCGCTCGAGCCCGGCAATCTCCTCGCGAGCCGATGCAATCGTGGCGTCGGCCTTCCCCATGTTCTGCAGGAACATGGCGGTGTCGGCCACAAGGCGGGCGGTGAGCTCAGCAATCTCCAGGGTTACTCACCGCCCGGCCTTCGCATTCTCGATTGCCTCGTGCTCCTCCTCGGCACGAATGCCGAGTTCGGCGATCCATTCGGCAACCTCGGCCGACCCCATCTCCTCGACCTCGGCCACTGTTCTCCCTAACTCGCTCGCTATCCGGAAGTACCAGCGGCGCTCGGGGCTGGCGCGGAGTTTCCCTCGGCGCTCGAGGCGTGCCGGCCGAGCTTCGACAACTCCTCGATCTTGTCGATGATCTTCTCGACCTTCGACGCCCCGAGCTCCATCACCGCGTCGATGTCGCCCTCCTTGAAGAGCGGCGTACGAGCCGTCTCCGGCGACGCAGGGTCGATCACGCCGGCGAGCAGCAGCGTCTTCTGGTGGCGCAGATGGTCGATCGACTTGCCGATGTCGGTGAGCAGGCCGGAGGACTGGATCGTCATGATCTCGGCGCGCACCTTCGCCGTGATCTCCGACACGAGCACCTTGCCGAGACCTTCGACGTCGACGACAGCTTCGGCGAGCTTCCGTCCTGCCCCGAGCCATGCGTCGCGTCCTACGAACTCCGGTGCTGGTGCTGCGGGGGCTGCGTCGGGCTTGGGAGCCGGCGGGGTCTTCGTGCCGGACTCGTCAGGCTGGGCCATAACTGGCACCTCTTTCGTCTAGGGTGACCTGCGCTATCGACGGTGAGACGTTCACGTTCGGGCCGAAGCCGACGTAGGCGCCCCGGCCGAACGGCAGCACGACGCGCACATGGCCGTCGGGGAGGCGCTCCAACTCGATCCCCTCGATGCGGACGCCGGAGGCTGTCTGCCGTGACGGGTCGGCCCCGACGCCGGGGACGTGCGGCGCGCCGAAGGCCACCATCACCTCGAGTACCCAGGACTCGCCGCGTCCGAGCAGCGCCTGCGGTAGGGCTACGCCGCTGGCGCGAACGGGTAGTCGGCGGACACAACGGCCGAGCTCGACAGCCCCGACGCCGTAATGCACCTCGCCGACCGAGAGCGGACGCCACTCGGCGTCCTGGAAAACCTCGGCGGTGAAGGCGGACTCTGGAGCCAGACAGCGCAGTCCCGGCGAGGCGATCCGCCACGTCCAGCCGTCGCCGCAGTCCTCGAGCGGCAGCCCCTCGAAGGCGAAGGGCTCAGCGACCGCATAGATCTCCCCCCCGCGGCCGCTGAACCGCCCCACCTACACGTTGCACTGCAGCGAGCCGGTGCCCTGGTACGTGAAGTTGATCGTGATGATGTTGTCGGTCGGGTCAGAAACCGCGAACTGGATGATGTTCGCCGTCCCCTCGTAGGCCGCCCCGCCAGCCTGCGTCTGCAGGTTCAGGACGACCGACGACCCGTTCAGACAGGCATCGTGGATCAGCCTCTGCCCGGTCGTGTCGAGCAAGACCGAGTACCAGCCCTGCAGCGTGCCGTTCCAACTCCGGATCCCGGCCACGAAGTGGCTCCAGGAATCCCCGAGCACATCGGCGTTGTAGTTGCCGGCCACCATCGTCAAGTCCCACTGACGGATATTCGCCACGGGCACCGTTGGCGTACCCGGAATGTAGACTGTCCCGAAATGTCCTGCGATGGCAGTTTCAGCCATATATACCAACCCCCCCATCGTGATAGCGGTACGCGCCGGGATGCAGTACCACGACGGTACGTCTGGTAATATTCAGTCCATGCCGAACAAAGATCCCGCGAAGCGCAAGGAACAGAACCAGCGATGGGCCGAAGAGAATCGCGAGAAGGTTCGCGAGCGTTCGCGTGCCTGGTATGCGGCGAACAAGCACAGGCCAGAGGTGCAGGCGACGCGCAAGAAGGCGACGAAGCGGTGGCAAGAAGAGCATCGCGAGCAATTCCTTGCTTCGAAGCGCGAGGCCTCCAAGCGCTACTACGAGCGCCACAAGGAAGCCGAGCGAGCAAGAAGCCTTGCGAAGCGCAACCTTCAAATCGCGCCGTTGCTGGCTGTCGTTACCCAAGAGAAAGCCGCGGGATGCTTGCTCTGTCACGAGCGCGATGCCGACTGTCTCGACTTCCATCATCGCGATCCGGCGCTGAAGACGGTCAGCATCGCGCGCATGATCCGCATGGGCAAGCCGACCGAAGCCGAGGTCAGAGCCGAGATCGCCAAGTGCGTGGTGCTCTGTGCGAACTGTCATCGCAAGGTTCACGCGGGGTCGCTCGAGCTTCCGGTGTAGAGCACGGCGCGACGTATCGGCGTCAGCGCTGATCGTTGTCCCAGAGGACTCGGAAGTTCTGCGACCAGAGATGCCGCTCGCGTCCGCCCATCTGGCCGAGGTAGACGGGTGACTGCAGCGCGAAGATCCAGTGGAAGTAGGCGCCGTCGGGAGGGTTCAGCGTCTCCTCGCCGACACCCTGCAGTGCGCCGAAGACCGCCTCGGCGAGCGCGTTGCCGGTGACATAGTCGCCAGCGTCGCAGCGCGTCATGATCTGCACGTTCGGCCGGTCGAGCTTCCCTTCGGCGACACGGGGACCCGCACCGACCCCGCCGACCAGCGTCGTCAGCGGCGCCATCCCTCCGCGCGCCATGACGGCGACCGCAAGGTCGGGTGTGTCGGGCAGGAAGGTGTCGAAGAGGTTGATGGTGCCGACCCCGCTGTAGTTGAGCGCCACGGGCAAGCCCTGCTCTTGCAGATACGTGCAGATCTCGCCGGTCAGGCCGAGCGGGGTTGTCGCGATTGAGCCGGCGCCGACAAGCGGCATCGGCAGCGGCGTCAGTCCGAGGATGCTGGGCAAACGCTGGTCCTTAGTGCGCGAGCCCGAGGGCGATCAGGGCGTTCACGATCTGGGCGGTCGTCGCGGTCGACGGGTTGAGCGCCGGCGTGGCGACGTTGAGAAAGGCGGTGCCTCCAGGGTTGAGGGAGGCGACCTTGCCGGCGACGAGAGTCCCGGCGGAGTCCTTCGCCTTGAAGCGGTGCTCGGGCGCCCCGACCGTGTCGTCGAACCACTGCAGGAGTTCGCTCGTATCTACGGCCCCATCAGCGGGGGCCGCGTTCGCGATCAGGAACTCCGAGCCATCGGGCGCGACCCCCCAGGTATAGCCGGATCCGCCGGTCTGGACCTTGAACCCCCGGCCGCCGATCCCGAAGCCGAGCGTGAACGAGACGGTGCCGTCGTTCTTGAAGAACATGGCGCCGTTGAGAGTGCCGTCGGCCGCGACCTGCTCCATTGCCATGCCGCCGTCGGTGAAGGAGATGAAGCCGCGCAGGTTGCCGAGACTGTCGTAGTGGGCGAGACCAA